ATTTTATTAATGATTTATCTCTTCCAGCTAAAGAGATTGAAGAATTATGTAACCTTGAAAAAAACACTCTTGGTAAAGAAGGAAAAGTTATACCATTAAAAATAATTTAATAAAATAAAAGGTAGTTATGATCATTAATGATCATAACTACCTTTTATTTATACAAATATATGTTCTCAGAAAGATTCCTTACAGATATAATATTTCCAGGTTTAATATTATATTCTTTTGAACTTATTAAAAATATAATATCGCCATTATTATCTTCTATTTCATCTATATTATATAATAAATTAAGTACTGGATTTATATAATATAGATGATTTGATATATATATATTTCCTAGCACAAAAAATAATATAAATATAGATAAAAGATTAACAGTATTTATTTTATTATTATTAATTATATCAGAATTAAGTGATAAGAAGGGAATTATATATCCTGCAATATAGTTCATCGAATCACTACCTTTTCTATAAACTTTATCAATAACAATTGTATTATTAGTTTCTTCATCTAAAGCATTTCTTATATATTTATATAAGGTTAATATCGGTAAAATTATTATAAAAATGGTAATAAAAAGTATGAACTTATTCTCATGGTATTGTAGTAATAATATTATAAATAAAGGTATATAGGAACTTAAAAACAGAAAAATTTTAAATAAACCTGATGTAATTAAGGTTAATTTTCTAAAATGCTTTTTAATTTTCATATAGTCTCCTCCTTACTTATATAATACTACAACAATATATAGTTCGAAACTACTAAATTAAATTGGGATTTTTTCACTTGCAAATATTGATGTATTAGTTAATAAAGTTGTTGCTGTTTCATCATTATAAATTCTTAGAATTTGCAATGATGATTTAGCTAATTTAGACTCATCAACTATTATTTTCTGATTACTTTCATTTAATTCGAATAAAAGATTTTCTTTATGCTTCATCTTTAATTTTTTGAATTCTTCATAGGTTGTTTGGTTTAAACAATTATTTTTAATAACATTGGATAATTTTCTTTTTAAATTTTTATTGTTTTGACAATATTCTTTAAATGAATCAAAGTTAGAAATAATATTAGTATTTTGTATTTCGTTTAAGGACTCTTGTGATAACTTATTTATTAATTCTTCATATTTAAATAGCTGTTCAAAATAATGTTTATCTAATACAAACATAGTATTATCAATATTGATTGATAATAACTTTTCATTAAATTGAACAAGTGTAGAAGTTACCTTTTCCATTATAGATTTATCTCTATTAAATTGAAAAAATTTAGTCTTAGGCGTCAGTATGTGACTTTTAAAAAGTTTTGAAAAAGCTATTAGTTGTTTTTGAGTACTATCTTCTATGTAGTCAACTTTAATAGCATATCCTTTTATATGATTATATTCTTCTACAAGTTCATTTTCACTTATATATTCAGATTCATCATTAATTATTTTATTTTTAATTAAATCATAATTAGGAATATCTTTGTCTTCTAGATAAAGAATAGATGTAATAGCATCAGGCTTTATATCTAGAGAGTAATCAAATAATTCACAAGTATCATCTATTTTTCCAATAGTTTTACTAATAATATCCAAAAAAGGTTGATTATCTGTTATAGATAGCTTATATAATTTATATTCTTCTAATTCATTAGATAATAAATAGATTGTTGTTGTGAGGCAATCATTAATTATATTATTAACTTTATCATAAATTTTCATATTATCATCATTATTACACATAGAATTCCTCCTTTAAATTTTTGTATAATTAATTTTAATTATAGCAAATTTTGTCGAAAAAAGTCATATTATATCGAATGTATGTTCTTATATTAAGGTAAAAAAATATTGTCATAATCAAAATACGCATAGGCTTGTCCTTTATTATAAGCTACTAGATCAACATCTTGACCCCATATGAGGGATAGCCTATAATGCATAAATTCATATGTTACCTTGAAGATGTCAGCAAGTTCTTCAATGAGTGCATAATTATCAGCATCCATACCAACTTCTTTTATCATGCTAATAGGGCATAGGAGATAAGCAGCCATTTGCTTTGCTTGATTCTCTTGTTTGTTCAATGTGATTTCATTATCATAAAAGAATTGATTCCCCATATGTAGAAGAGCATGACAAAATTCCTCTGCTAATTGCTCTCTATATTCCCTATATTCTAATTTGTCATTAATTATTATAATAGCTTTATTTTTCTTTAATATAGTTTTACTGTCTTGATTTAATTGTACAACTTTTATGTTTTTATATTTTTCTATAATTTTATCTAGTTCAACAAAAGGATTTAGTATTTTATTTATATATAATATACTATTAGCTTTATCTTGTAGATAATTTTTATTCTGATAAGGTATTAGTTTTGATAGATTCATATGTTAACTCCTCTTCATAGAAGAATAAGTATTTAAAATTATTCTTCATCTTCCATTTCATCAAAAGTATTATTAATAAATTCCCATGTTTGTATTAGTTGCTTAATTTTCTTTTTTGGTGCTGATTTTAGATCATGAAATAATATACTTATCTCTGGGTCATTCTTAATTTGTTCTAGTATCTTTAATTCTTCTTCAGTAAAGTCCGTATTTTTTAAAGAATTTTCATTTGAATCAATATATCCAGCAGCTTTCATAAAGTCTATATAAGTAACATTGTTTTGAGCCACACTTGCTAAACCTTTTAAAACTTCTGGAGAAGGAGGGTTATCCATTTTTTCATTTAATAACTTTGAAATATAAGTTCTATTTATTCCACTTTGCTTAGCATAAATAGTTGAAGTCCTTTGGTTCATAGCTTTTATAAGTAATTTTCTAAAAAGTTTTTTATCAAACATAATATTCCTCCTTATGAATATTCTATATATAAGTGTGAAAATAATCAACACATATTACTGTAAAAACTTTTCAATATATTTATGTGAAAATAGTTGACAAACAATAATAAAGATGCTAACATATAATTAAGAAGTGAAAATAATTAACAGAAGGAGGATGGATATGATTCCTAACCTTAAAAAATTAAACACATTAGTTGAAAAACAGTATGGAGGAAATAAGTCAGCATTTGCTAAAGCTTTAGGAATGGAAAGGTCGCATGTCTCACATGTATTAAAAGATGGGACAGGAGCTGGTGCTATGTTTTTTGGGGCATTAATTAAATATTGTGAAGAAAGCAATTTAAATTTTAAAGATTATATTTTTTTACCCAACAACGTGAATAAAGTTAACAAATAATTATCTTAGGAGGTGAGAGAAGTGGAAAAGCAGCTATAGAAATTTTACTAAAAAGAATAGATGAGCTAGAGAAAAGAGTGGCTACTCTTGAAGGTCAAGTTCAAGAGCAACCTAAGTTTGAAATAGATTCAAAAAAGTTAGTAAAATCTATTTCAAATGACCTTCGTCGATAAGACGAACAAATATATCAGGTACTAGGTGTTGTGTATAAAGTCGAGATTCACTTGTTAGGTATTGAATCGCTGCATGGATAAAAGCAACATTCATTTAATTACTTTAGAAATCATTGATAATTAATCAGTTATTTTACTAATTTTATCAAATGATTGATTAATTAAATCGGTGCTATACTGATTAATCAATAATAAAAATTCTTCAAAGTTATGTAGTAGTTTTTGATAATCATCACAAGATAAATCGAATTCTTTGATGTGATTACTAAAAACTTCAGAGAAAAGTTCTTGATATTCTAAATCAAGTTTATCTTTAGTCTGATATAAGTTTATTAATATTTCTTTTTTATTCAATTAGACAACCTCCCTTCTATAGGAGATTGTAACATAATTCAATTATAAGAAAAATATATAAAAAAAGGAAATAAGATAATATGGCAAGATTACCGATTATTTAAGAAATAAATTAAAAGAATAGGACAATTTGTAGGTTTCATAGTATTAAGTGAGGTGATAGTAATGGATTTAATTGTTCATATTCCTGATCAAGATTATGCATCTGAGTTACTTTCAAAAGCTACTTTTGACATTTTAAGAAATAGAGTAGAGAAATATGTAAGAGAAAATGACTTAGGTGATGAAGAAAAGGTTTATATCTATAAGAATATATTAAAACAGATAAAAGAAGAAAAAGAAGAGAAAGGAAAGGAGGTGATTTAGATTGACACCTAAGAAAAAGATTGTGATGTATATAGGAAAAGTTAAGGACATGCCTAGATTTAAAAAGGAAGAGAAAGTAATTGATTTAAGTACTATTAAGTAGTTGTTACTTTAATTATATAACGGAAGTAGGTGAAAAGGAATGGATATTAAATACGAAAACATTTATAAAAATGCTAGAAAAACTACTATTTTAACGCAGGAAAAAGCTTCAGAGTTTTTAAGAATATCTAAAGATTCATTGTCTGCTTATGAAAGAGGAATAACACGAACTCCAGATGATATTGTGTGTAAGATGATTGAAGTTTATGGGACAAGATGGCTTGCATATGAACATTTAAGAGAATCAACTCTGGTAGGTCAAAAGTATTTACCTAAGATTAATCATAATGATGTAGCAAAATCTGTTTTAAGACTACAAAAAGAAATAGCAGATCTTAATCTAGTTAATTCTGACATGATAAGTATTGCTTGTGATGGAATTATAGATGAAACAGAAGTAAGTACATGGAACAAGGTTACAAAGGAAATACAAGAGGTTGCAGGAGCAGCACTTGCAGTAGTCTTTACAAAAGAAAAGACCTCTCTAGAGGGCAATCTAGAAAAGGTCACTTACTAAAATTTATTAACTTAATTATATCAAACTGAGGAGGAAAAAACAATGGCTTTAAAATATGGATCATACAGTAAAAAAGGTAGAAGAGGAAGTGGCATGAGATTGCATCATTCAGAGTACTTCAAATATATATATCAAGGTGGAGAATACTTTTACAAAAAGAAATATTATGTATCAGCATATGATGGAACTATTGAATATGAAAAAATCACTAGTACAACTTTTAAAAAAGCAATAGGAAGAGGTAACACTACAGAGAAGTTAAGTGTTATAGAAGAATTTGAGGAAATATCATTCCAAGTATTAGCAGAAATAATAGCAGATACACACAATATTGAAATTAAATATGCTAAAGAATCATTAGAAGATATTTTAGATACTGTAGGTTATTTTGATGAAACTTATAAGAACTTAAGTAAAAAATTCAAAAGTATTTTATTTAAAGAAAGAATATCAAATTATATTGAATATATTATACCAATAAAAAATATGAAGGAGATTATATAAATGGAAAACAAACTGCATGAAGATTTTTTAAAACTATTTAATAAAATTGAAGATATAGACACGATAGATTTATTAGATTACTTGAGGATGACAGATTATTTTACAGCACCATCATCAAGCAGATTTCATAATGCAAAAGAGGGTGGAAACGTAGAGCACAGTATAAATGTAACAAAATTTGCTTTAGATCTGAATAAAAAAATGAAATTAGGGTTAAGTGAAAAATCAATAGTTATAGTAGGTTTATTTCACGACTTAGGTAAATGTGAATACTACAATGAGCCAAGCTATATTAAAAATATTTTAAAATCAGGAAAACAAAGCGAAGCTAAACCTTATACATCTAATCCCGAAAGAAAAGGAATTCCACATGAAGTAATTAGCATTCAAATTATATCAGAATTCATATCACTTGAAAAAGATGAGTTTTTTGCAATTCTTCACCACAACGGAATGTATGGAGATTTAAAGTATCAACTCCAGGGAAATGAAACTAAGCTTCAAACCTTGATACATTTCGCAGATATGTGGGCTAGTAGATTTTTAGAGGAAAGGGTGTAATGACAATGGAAAACAATAATAATCAAGTGTTAAAAAAAGAATTTTCAATCATTAACAATGTAGAAATGAATCAGATACAAAATACTATGAATAAAATAAATCAGTTTCAGAAAATAGTTAGAGAAACTTTAAATCAAAATCATGACTATGGAATAATACCTGGGACTGGTAGCAAGCCTACTTTGTTAAAACCAGGAGCAGAAAAACTTTTAATGCTAATGGGTCTTAGAAGTGAGTTTGACATAGCAAATAGTACAAGGGATTGGGAAAAAGGATTCTTTCAGTATCAAGTTAAATGTCGACTTATTAAAGGTGATTTAGTTGTTACAGAAGGAATGGGTTCCTGTAATAGTAAAGAAAGAAAGTATATTAAACAAGATCCTTATAGTATAGATAATACAATATTAAAAATGGCAAAGAAAAGAAGTTTAGTAGATGCAGCTTTACTTGTAGGAAGCCTTTCAGATATCTTCACACAAGACTTAGAGGATATAGACATACAAGGATATAAGACAAGTTCAAACACCACTACACATGATGATACAAGCACTATTAGTAAGGGACAGGCTAAAAGGATATATGCAATATCTGGTGGTAATGCAGATATATGCACTAAGGTACTAAAAAAATATGGATATAACAAGTCAGATGAAGTTAAAAAAGTTGATTACAGCAAGATATGTGATGAAGTTGAATTAGAAGCTAAAAAGGATAAAGAAGATTTACAAGGTACACCGTATGAAGAAGTTTAAATAATATATGAGGGGAATTTATCCCCTCTTTAACATAAAGGTAGGTGAAATAGATGAACTATATAAAAGAAATTAAAGCGTTTCATGATCTAGTACAGATTAAACAATTATCTACAGGACAAATTGCTTTATGGTACGCATTAATGTATGTAAACAATAAATGTGCTTGGATTGAATGGTTTACTGTACCGAACATAACGCTTGAATTGAATTGTGGTTTATCTAGAAAAGGAATTTATAAAGCAAGGAATGCTTTAAAGCAACATGGGATTATAGACTTTAAAAGTAATGGTACTAAGGCTACTTCTTATAAATTAGTATCTCTGCTAAATAATACCCAAGATAGTACCCAAGCTAGTACCCAAATTTATACCCAAGAAAAAGACACTCTGCAAGATAGTACCCAAGTTAGTTCCCAAGCTAGTACCCAAGAGGGTACCCAAGACAGTACCCAAGGTAGTGCCACATTAAATAAACTAAACGAAACTAAACTAAACGAAACAAATACTACTACTAGTAATAATTATGAAAATCCTAATTTATTATCTGAAGATGAAATTAAAGAAGATAAAGAAAAAGATGATTTTACTATAGTAGCAAGATTATATCAACAATGTATAGGAGTTCCTAATGGATTAACTAGTGGATGGTTACAGGGTAATCTTGAACTATATGGACTAGAGTGGTTTAAAAATGCTTTGTTAATAGCTGAAAAAAATGGCAAAAGGACTAAAAGTTATGTAGAAGCTATACTTAGGAATTGGAAAAATGATGGTGGTATGAAACTAGAAAATAAAAATAAACCACAACAGCAAAAACAAGGTAAGCCTAATAATTTTCATAATTTTAAGCAACGTACAACGGAGTATTCTGCTGATGAATTAGAGAATAAGATTAAAAAGAAATTTAAAAATAAAATAAATGGGATGTAAATAAATGTATGAAGCTGATAAGGAGGATTATAAATGTTAATACCAGCAGAAAGTAAAATAACAATCCATATTAATGACGAGGTTATGGATATTTTTGAAACATATGAAGAAATGGATATACAACCAGATACTTTATTAGCGATAGGAGATTGTTTAATATCCACTGATTCTATTCATCCGGTAGAAAAAGTTAAAGAAAAAGAATATAAAGTGTTTTGTTGGTGGCAAGATTCTATGGCCATAAAAGATGGCATAGTGTATAAATCAGCAAATGATATAGATTAAGCTTTAAAAATATAAAAGGAGAGTGATTAATATTAATAAAGTAATAATTATCGGAAGGTTAACAAGAGATCCAGAACTTAAATTCTTAGCAGGAAATGGAACAGCAGTATCAACGTTTACATTAGCAGTAGATAAGAATTTATCTAAGGATAAAAGACAAGAATTCGAACAGCAAGGAAAGCCAACAGCAGATTTTTTAAGAACTGTAGTCTGGGGAAAACAAGCTGAAAACTGTGCAAACTATCTTGCTAAAGGTAGACTTACAGCAGTTGAAGGTAGGATAGAGACTAGAAGCTATGACAATGCAGAAGGGCAAAGAGTTTATATAACAGAGGTTATAGCTGAAAGAGTACAATTTTTAGAATTTGGAGATAAAAAACAATCAAATAAAAATGATAATAATAACTATGAAGATGGATTTGTACCAGTAGATGACGAAGATATACCATTTTAAGGAGGAAGAACAATGAAAATAGCAGGATTGAAAATATCGGATAAAGTTTTACTTCAAGAGAAAGAAAGAGAACTAGAAGAAATGCTTAAAAGTTACTTAGGCTTGAAACATGATTTATTAAAGGATAATGGTTTTAAATTTAGCGTTAAAATAGCATCATATAAGAATAAGAAATTAATATTAAGGTTTGATTTAGCTACATTAGAAGAGTTATCTACTGGTCAGATTGTACATGCTATTGAGAAAAGAAAATGTCTCGTATAGATGAAATAGGCAAAGAAATAAAAGAACTTGCTAGAAAGCAAAGAGATATAAGAGATAATTCTATAGAATACGATAGATTTAATATCTATGACTCTAAAACTAAGGCTAAAACAGACAAAATAGCTTGGGATATATATTACTTGCAAGAAGAAAGAAAAAGACTACAGGAGGGAATATAACATGCCATTAAGAGTAGAAGAATCTAAAGTTAATGATAAGTTGTTAGGAAATGTGGAGCAACTTAAAAGTTTAAAGAAACACTTGCAAGCATATGCAACAGATGATCCTGATTGGATATATGATGTTGATGCAGTAGATTATGCTATTAAGGAGTTAGAAAGACATGGATAAAAATATAAATGCAATATTTGATATAGCAGCAGAAGTATATTCTAACACTAATGCAAATATAAAAGATTCAATAGAAATTGCAAAAGGAATTGATGAAGATTCAGAAATTAAAATTAAAATTGGAGGTAAAAAGAAAATGGATATTAGTCATAATACAGAAACTAAAATAAATCAAAAAGAGGAATTAGAAAAATTACTTAGTGAAGGCAAGACTGTAAAAGAGATTGCAAAAATATTAGGTTATACTCCAGATACTATAAGCAGTAGAATTTATAAGTATAAGTTAAAGAGTCCTCGACTAAGACAATTAGAGGAGTATGAAAGAAGAAGAATGACAGGGTATATTCCTCCACAATTAGAGATAGGAAAAGAATATCAATTTGCAGCTAAAAATGTTAATGGGAAAATTAGAACAGGCACTCATTCAAGTAGAGTAAAAGGAAAAATAATAGAGGAATATAAGAATTTCTACAGGATAAATAGAGGGAAATATATCGAATGCATGAATAAAAATGATTTAATGAATTATCAAATTAAAACTATATAGGTTATGTAAAATGATTAAAAATTGTCAGTTTTGCTATGTTAAAGATTGCAAATTAATATTTGAAAGAACTGAATTTAACATGATTTTAAATGTAGATTTTAATAAAAACAAATTAATAGTGGATGTTCATACACCTTTAGCAAGCAGAATAAAAAAACAAATAGAAATTAGTTATTGCCCTTTCTGTGGCAAAAAAGTATAAAGGAGTGATTATATATGTTAGCTCAAAGATGGAATGTTAAGACAAGGGAATATGAGTCATATGAACTACCTGAAAAGGCAATACTTTATGTGGATAACCTGGACAATATTATAGAATGTGCAAGATGTGCTAAAAAAATGACTTATGGTAGCGGATATACTTCTAGACAAATCCACACAGATCATGGATTAGGATTCGTAGTTTGTCCTGAATGTCACTCAGAAGAACTAAAAGAGGATAATCTCATATGAATAGAGCTAAGAGAAGGAGAATAGACAAGATAAGAAATACAGAAGAGGTAGAATATCTACTAGAAAAAGAAAGAAGCTCTATAAGAAGGCTAGAAGAAATAGATAGAGATATATTTTTTAACAAGCTAAGAAAAAATAGAGTGGGAATAGATAGAGCTAATAAAATAATAAATGAAGTGTATGAGGAGTTGTAGATATGATAACTAAAAGAGAAGCAGCGATAATAACAGCTTATACAAATTTTGTAATAGGAGACTTTAATGATTTTCACAAATATGCAGAAGAAATAATCGGACGACCTATATTCACACATGAATTTTCAGATAAAGAACTAATTTATGAATTACATTGTAAAAGCACAAAAGACTTTTTAGATTTGGAGGTAGAAAATTGAAATATACAGATGAAGAAGTAATTAAAAAGCTAAAAAGTGTTAAAGGAAAAAGAGAATTTGATTATCATTTTGGAAATCAATCAGAGGCTAAAATTGTAAAAGAAGAAATAGAATGTCTTGAAATAGCTATAGCAAAATTGGAGGAGATAAAATGAAAATAGAAGAGATAAATTTACAAAAAGCAAGAATGATTATAGATATTAGAAAGCCTTTAGGATTGTTTTATTTTAAAGAAGATGAATATTGGCTAAGTCTAGATAATACAACAGGTGATGCATATGTAGAGGAATTTGAGAACAGAAATGATTGTATATCATGGCTTATGCATGGTCCAGATGGAGAACAGGAATACAACATCCAAGAACAGCAAAAAGAAATATTTTTCCATTATGGATTAGATAGTCAACTAGATCAACTTGTAGAAGAATGTTCCGAATTAATACAAGCAGTATGTAAGTATAAAAGGAATTTTAGAAGTTTAAAGAGTCCACGAATACTAGGAAGTTTAATAGAGGAAATAGCAGATGTTGAAAATCTAATAGAACAAATAAAATTAAGTGATAATTATGTAGCTCGACAAGTTAGATCACTTAAAGAATTAAAGGTGAAAAGACAAATTAAAAGAATAAAAAAAGAGGTGGAACATGATAAAACATCTTAAGTATCTGCTAGATGGAAGCTTATTAAAAAGACATATCTATAACAATATTTTAAGGAGTGAATAATTTGGGAATCCATAGAGGAGATACGTTTGAAGAATATATAAACTATTCTAATATAGTTTATTTAAGAAGAGGAAAAGCACTTATACAAAAGATAGCAACACCAGTAAAGGTACTTAAAAGACAAGGGCGTAAAATAGTAAACGGATATTTTGAACAGAAAAGCACACTTGATTTTATAGGAGTTTATAAAAGCATTCCTGTAGCTTTTGATGCAAAAGAAACAAAACAAAACAGATTTCCTTTGAAAAACATCCACCAACATCAAATAGAATTCATGGAGAGTTGGAATTTAAATGGAGGACGAGCTTTTATCTTAGTATCATTTAAAAGTAAAGATAAGGTCTTTAGATTAGAATTTGATGATTTAATTTTTCACTGGGCAGCGTGGGAAGAAAATAAAGGAAAGAGAGGTTTTGCAAGTATTCCATACAGTTTTTTTGAAGATGATTGTCAAGAAATAGTTTCAAGAAATGGAATATTATTAGATTATTTAGAGGGAATATAGAAGATTAGGAGGGATTGTAATGTTAGAATATGAAGTTTTAACTATAGTACAAGCAATACCTTATAAAAGTTTTAAAGAAAGAATTAGATTTACTAAAAATAATATTAGATATGTAGATAGAATAAGTTTTGATAAGGAAATTATTTATATAGAGAGAAGAATATTAAGTTGTTGATAGAGTGTGATAGGAATGTTGATTGAGAGGAGTTTAAAAAATGGGAACTAATAACAAAAGGATAGAAAGACCTATTATTAATTTACACGTAAAATTTAATAATAAAATGTGGGAAGTATTAGAAATAAATAAAGAAGAAAATTTTATAACATTGAAAAGTGTACATGATAATAAAAAAGTTATTACAAGAAAATTAGATAATGAAAGAATAACTTATTACACAATTTAGGAGGTTATAAAATGGAAAATATAAAAGAAACAAAAACTCAAGAATTAGTAAGGGAATTAGAGAAAAGAGAAGGAATATATTCTATACCTGTAGGACCACATAAAGGTTATACGGTAAAAACAGAATTAGTAGATATGAAAGATTCAGGGCCAGTCAGAATATTAGTAGTGGTAGATTAATGCAAGATATAAGGTGTAAGGAATGCAATAAATTATTAGGAAGAATACCAGAGGGAACAGAATTTGAAATAGAAATGAAGTGTCCAAGATGTAAAACTATAGAAATATATAATAAAGAAGCTCTAGAAGCTCAGGGATAATTTACCCTGGGCTTTTTCATGTTTAGGAGGAGAGATATTGCAGGATTTAATAAATGAAATACAAGATTTAAGAGGAACTTTGAATCTAGCAGTAAATAAGTTGAAAGAAAGAGGAACTAAAAAAGCAGAAGCAGAGAAAATATATAGAATAGCTTTAGCATCAGAAATATTAAAACATAGAGATAATAAAGTCCCAGTTACAATTATTTCAGATATCTGTCGGGGAGATGAAAAGATTGCAGAATTAAAGTTCAATAGGGATGTAGCAGAAACTTTATATAAGACAGCAGAAGAAAAAATTAACACTACTAAGCTAGAAATAAGAATTATAGATAATCAACTTAATGCTATTAGAAAAGGGGAGTAGGGCAAATGACAAATAATAGATTTAAACCTTATTGGGAACTTTGTGAAGATATAGAGATATGGACTTATAGATATGAAAGTTATATGGCACAATATAAAGCATTAAAGAAGATGGCCAAGCTAGACGGACCACAAGAAATAGGGTCTATAGATTATAGTCAACCTCGTGTATCAGGTGGTGGAGGACAAATAGATTTAGCAGAAGCATTAGAAAGGTTAGGGAGAATAGAAAGTCACTTATTCTTACATAGTGAAGCAATAACAAGAATGGAAGAAGAAAAAGAAAAGATGGAGAAGAAATTAAAGGATCTAGTAGGACTTGAATATAGAGTTATGTATATGAGAGATATGGAAGGAAAGAAACTTAAGGATATAGCAACGGAATTAAACTATAGCTATGATTATATTAGAGAGATATCATCAAGGAACCCACAAAATACCTACAAAAATGAAAAATAGATGTGCTATAATGTTAGTAAGAGAAAGACTCTTGATACAGCTTTCATAAATTAAATATTACCCGCTAAAAAAGGACACTTCTGAGATGTGAGTGTTCTTTTTATTATGCAAAAAAAGGTGATGAATATGAGATATACAAATAAGAAATTTAATAAAAGTAAATGTAAAAACTGCATATGGAGAACTAAAATAGATTCTAATACTTATTACTGTATGTTGCCGAGTTGTAACGAGAAATGCAACGAGACCAACGGGCACAACGAGAAGGGGGATCATTATGACAAATAATGAAAAATCTTTATATGAGGAAAATGTAAAGCAAGGTTATGAGTTATATAAGTTAAGAAGAGAGTATAAGGAATTAATATATAAATATAATGCAGCAAAGGAAATTATAAAGCAATATAGTAAATTAATATAAGCACTTTGTCGAATATTGCGATGGAAAAATAAAGGGTTTTGCCTTTCTATGTGGAAGTTTGATAGGTAGAAAGGGGATGGAAAAATATGAAGTTTAATAGGATAATCATAGCATTAAGAAAAACTATAGAACAAAATTACGAGGAAATGGATAGTGAAAATATCACTGATGAAAATGGAGTTCTAATTTTAACTAGGGAATTAAGTAGTAGAGTAGCAAATAATTGGGGAAGAGATAGGGACACTGATGAAAATATATACTTAAATAAAAATGGTTGGATATCATTAACAACAGTTGGTGAATATGGTGCAGGTCCAGCAAAAATCATAAGTGAAAATAGAAAAAAAGTAAATGATGAATATGTATATAATATATTTAATAAAGATGATGAAATAAGCTTACATGAATTTTTACATTTTATTGATAGATTTTATAAAATTAAAGAAGAATATAGTAACAAATTTACTAATAACTTATATTAGAACTTACAGTCATAAAAAGGTTATTCTTTATATTTAATATATAATGGAAAATATCTCCTTAATGTAATATAATAATAAAAAGGGGGTAATATCTTTGAAAGAAAAATTTAATGAAGCAGCAAAAGAAATTAAAAAAGATTTAAAAGATTATAATGAAAATTATAAGGAAAAGAAGCTAGAAAAGAATAAATTAGTATGTAAGAAATGTGGAAGTGAAAATATCCAAGTACAAAAAATATCTACTCAAGTTAAAAAGAAAAAAGGTTTGATGTATTGGTCTATAGGATGGATAATTGACTTAGGCTTATGGTTGTTTTTAACTGTACCAAGATTAATTATACAGATATTTAAACCTAATAAGACAGTAACTAAAACACACACAGAAGCAGTATGTCAGAATTGTGGTTATAGTTGGAAAATATAAATATAGATTAAAGCAACTATCTTAAGTGATAGTTGCTTTTTTTATGCAGAAAAGGAGGTGGTGATATTGAACGCAAGACAAAAACAATTTGTAACTGAGTATGTTATAGATAAAAATGCAACTCAAGCAGCTATAAGGGCAGGATATAGCGAAAAAACAGCAGAAAGCCAAGGAAGTAGATTGTTAAGAAATGTTAAGGTCTCAGAAATGATAAACAAATTATTTAAAGAAATTAGACAAAACAATATATCAGATGCAATAGAGGTAGAAGAGTTCTTATCCCTCTCCATGAAAGGTGAAATAAAAGAAGAAGTAGTAGTAACTGAAAATACAGGAGACTATATGAGTAAAGCAAGAATAATTAAGAAACAAATATCAGCTAAGGATAGAATAAAAGCTGCTGAATTATTAGGTAAAAGGCATGATCTATTCACAGATAAAAAAGAAATAGATGTAAATGTTAAATCAAATAAGTTAGATGCAATAATAGAGCAATTAAAGGAATGATAGTATATGTCAGAACAATTATTACTATCAGATAAGTATAAAGCATTTATAAAACATAATGCTCCAGTAGAATTCCTTGAGGGAACAACATTCGCTGGTAAAACTACAGTAGGAATATTTAAGTTCATGTTAAAAGTAGCAGAAAGTCCTAAGAAATTACATGTATTATCAGGATTAGATTTAGGTACTATAGAAAAGAATATAATAAATAAAGATTTAGGTATTATAGATATATTTGGAGAATTAGTACAATATAATTCAAGTGGTAGAGGGGTCCATAATTTGCCCCATATTATATATCATACAAGCAGTGGAGACAAGATTATATATGTATTAGGCTATGATAATCAGTCAAGGTGGAAAAAAGCATTAGGTGGACAATATGGATGCGTTTATATAGATGAAATTAACATAGCTGATATGGAGTATGTAAGAGAGATTTCAATGAGAACAGATTATTTACTAGCTACACTTAATCCAGATGACCCAGAATTACCAATATACAATGAATATATAAATCATAGTAGGCCACTAGAAAAATATAAAGATGATGCACCTGCTGAAATTAATAAACAACTTAATAAAGAATACAAAGAGAACTGGGTTCACTGGTTCTTTTCTTTTTCTCATAATAAAGGCTTAACTAAGGATAAATTAGCTCAAATCATAAGCAATGTACCAAAGGGTACTAAGTTATATAAAAATAAAATACAAGGCTTAAGAGGACGCTCAGAAGGTTTAATATTCCCTAACTTTAGTTATGAAAATAATGTGATAACAGAAAGTATAGCAAGAACTAAGGAATATGTATCATTTAGTTTAGGAGTAGATACATCATACTCTCAACAATCAAGTGATACTATATCATTTATATTTCAAGGACTTACTAATAAAGGTGAGTTAGTGATATTAGAAGAACTAGTAGTAAACAATAAAGGTAAGAAAGAACCTTTTGCTCCTTCTGATATATCTCAAAGGCTTTATACCTTTGCTGATTATTGTAAAGATAAATGGGGATTTAGTAGAAGTATTTATGTAGATAATGCAGACCAAGCAACTATTACTGAACTATATAAAATTAAAAGAAATAGACCTAACTCATATAATATATTAGGTTCAGATAAATCAGTGCAGATAATAGACAGAATCAATCTAATGCTAGGTTGGATTAAAGATATAAAATATGTAGTAGTAGATCATTGCAATACCCATATACATGAAATTAATACTTATTCATGGAAAGGTGATAAGCCTGAGGATGCTAACGACCATACAATAAACGCTAGTCAATATGGGTTTATACCTATAAGAGATAAAGTAGGTATAGAAATAGTACAAGTGAGCACTAAAGATAAAATTAATAGAGCTAAGAAATTATTTAGATAAGAAGGTGATTAAATGGCAGATACAACTCATAATGTAGGTGATATGAATACAGAAGGAGCATATATTCCTAAGAGTTACCAATTTGAAAGGGATATGGATTCAGAAACCAAGGATAAAAGACAAGATGTATTAGAATTTGCAGAGGATGCTAATGAACATTTTGTATATGAAGATATAGATAATCTTATAAATACAGATGAAGGCAAAAAAGATTTAGCGGATATGCTAAGAATATTCTTTAATTCTCAAAAGGAAAGAATAAGAGTATTAGATAATTATACAAAAGGTAAGAATGAAACCATTTTAAATGGTCGTAGAAGGCTAGAAAAGGATAAGGCAGACTATCGCATAGCTCATAACTATGGAGGGTATGTAAGTACATTTATAACTGGCTTTATAATGGGTATTCCAGTAACCTTAGGTAGTGAATTAGAATCTAAAGATGATGTAAAAGATATAGATGATATACATGCAGACAATGATATAGATACATTAAATTATGATTTAGCCTATGATACTTCAAGATATGGAAGGGGATTTGAATTACACTATAGGGATGAAGAGAATAAGGATGTTATAGCTCTAGTTGAACCTTTTGAAATGTTTGTTATAAGGATAGCTAATATAACTAAAAAGATTATAGCAGCAGTACATTGTCCTATTTACAATGGGAAAGTTCATTTATCTATATATACAGATACAGAAACAATAACATATGATCCTTTTAAAGTAGAAGCTATAAGCTTGCAAAATGAAAATAAAAAATCTCATGCATATGGAATGGTACCAGTTGTTGAATGGTGGAATAATAGATATAGACAAGGAGACTTTGAGTCTCAAATATCCTTAATAGATGCTTATGATTCTGCTCAATCAGATACAGCTAACTATATGAGTGATTTAAATGATGCAATGCTTGTTATAGAAGGTGATGTAAATAGTACTGGTCTTGGAGTAAATGATTTTAAAGATATGAAAGATGCTAATATGCTTATACTTGAATCTGGAATATCAGCAGATGGGAAGGAAAGAAAACTTACAGCAGGATATATATATAAACAGTATGATGTGCAGGGAACTGAAGCTTACAAACAAAGACTTATAAAAGATTATTTTAAATTATGTAATGTTCCTAACCCAGATGATGAAAACTTCATGGCAAAGAGTGGTATAGCTCTACAATATAAATTATTAGGACTTAGACAAGTACAAACTTCTAAGGAGGGATACTTTACTAAGGCTTTAAGAAGGAGATATAAACTAATAGAAAATATCCACAAAGAATTAAATGATACAGAAATACAAGCTAATGCTTTAACATTTACATTTCACCCTAATATTCCAGAAGAAATATGGGAAGAGGTGGAGAAGTTTATTAAAGCAGGTGGAGAAATTTCTCAAGAAACTTTAATAGAACTTGCATCATTCACAGATTTAGTTAAGGAGATAGAAAGACTTCAAAAAGAAAAGAAAGCAAATAGTATTCCTGAAACTAGATTTGATGAAACTAAAGAAGAAGTGATAGAAGATGAAGAAGAATAATCAATATTGGCAAAAAAGAATGGATGATATATTTCTTGAATTAGATAAAAGAGATGTTAAAGTATTCAAAGAACTATCAGATATGTATTCTAAACATGCTAAAGAGGTACAAGATGAAATATTTAAGTTTTATGGCAAGTATGCAGAGGAAGAAGGAATAACGCGTTCACAAGCTAAAATAAAGCTAAGAGGTGAAGATTTAAAAGATTATAGAGCAAATGCTAAGAAGTATCTTGAGTCAGCTAAGAATGATAAAGAGTTGCTTGATAGACTTAAGCAACAAACTAAGGCAAGTAATATATCTAGGCTTGAAGCCTTACAGTTAGATTTAGAATATGAAATAGGTAAATTAAATAATGAGCTACAATTAACTTTTACAATGTATCTTAGTGAAATGGCAAAGTATGCTTATAGAACTGTTATAACTGGTAAGACTCTAAGTCCTCATGTATTAGAAGAAATATTAAAAACTAAATGGGAAGGTTATAACTATTCAGAGGCTTTATGGGGCAATACAGACAATTTAGCTAAGGAGCTTAAAAAGGTATTTCAGAAAGGTTTTATAAGAGGTAGTGGACCTCGTAAAATGGCTCAAGAAATTAGAAAAGCATTTAATGTAGCTAAATATAGGGCAGAAACATTAGTAAGAACTGATGGAACTTTTGTAGTTACTAATGCAACAGCTAAAAGGTATCAAGATGCAGGATTAGAAAGATATAAAATATTAGTACATTTAGATAACAGAACTACAGATATATGTAAAGAAATCTACAAAGAAGATAAGATATACTACTTTAAAGATTATGAACCTGGTAAAAATGCTCCTCCTCTGCATTGGAATTGTCGCTCGGGGATAATTCCAGTATATGAAGATTTGTTTTAGGAGGACTCAATATGTCAACAGCAGTACAGATTGTTTTAATTATATGTATTACCTTAGTAGCTATCACTATTATAGACAATAAAAAGAGGGGGTGAAACACAAAATGAAAAGCTTTAAAGAAATGACAAATGAAATCAACGATAAAATACTAGAATACAAGGAATTAGGTTGGAGCACAAAAAATATATCTGATAAATGGCATACTTTTGATGAATTATATTATCATAGAATGATTTTATTTTTGTCACTACAATTAACACATAAAGATAAATCGTGGAAATCTAAACAACATCATGATGGTACTATGTTTGATGATAGTTTTATAGTAGGAATTAATACTCCTGAAGGTCAATATAGTTACCATTACGATTTAAAGTTTTGGGAACTATTTAAAGACATAAAAGAATTAGAATATGCTCCTAAATATGATGGACATAAGCCTAAGGATATCACAAGATTACTTAGTTTAGTGGAGGTGATTAATTGAAAATAAATATATTAGGACAAGAATATGACTTATTAATGATGAATGAAAAAGAGTTCCCTAAGCTTGTATCTGCAAAGGCAAGTGGACTTGCTGAATTGTATAGCAAACAGTTAATAATAAATAAAGATGATACTAAAGAAGATGGAGAAACTTTTGATAACTTAAAAGAGTATACAAATAAAGTAATAAGGCATGAGATTATTCATGCTTACTTTCACGAAGCTGGACTTTCAGATTATTGTCATGACGAGAAGCTAGTTGATTGGATAGCTTTACAGCTACCAAAAATGGTTGAAACTATCAAGTATGTAGAAGAAAACAAAAAAGAATTGTATGAAGGAGTGGAGTAAGTGAATAAAAACAACTTAAGAAATACTTTTAAGAAAGCTAGAGAATCTAATGCACCATATGTATTTGTTGAAGTATCTATACCAGGTTGTAAGTCTGGAGAAATGATAATCAATAAAAAAGAGAACTTCGACTTTAAAGAAAATTTTTATCTAAACGCATACAATGATAATTTAGAACATAATCATAACAATGCTATTAAAATAACTGGATTGAGCTATGGTGATCTAGAAGAATTGAAAAATATTTATTAAACAACTATTGAGTTAGTTGTTATTTTTATGCCTTTGAATGGCTTTAAACTTATCAAGACATACGGTCTATAACTGGAATAGTCATACGGACTTTAAATGGAGGTAATAAAATGTTAAAAAATAAAATGAACTTACAATTATTCGCTGAAGATGATAAATCAGATAAAGACACAAACCTAGGTGATGATGATAAATCTAAAGGGGATAATGAAAAGACATTAACACAAGAAGAGGTTAATAAGCTAATAGCACAAAACAAAGCTAAAGCTAAGGAAGAAGCAAAAAAGGCTCTTGAAAAAGAATATGAAGATAAACTTCAAGAGGAAATAGAAAAGGCTATAAAAAAATCTAAGCTATCTAAAGATGAAAGAGAATCTTATGAAGAAAAAGAAGCAAGAATTAAACTAGAAAAGCAATCTGAAACTCTTTTAAAGGAAAATGAAGAACTTAAAGCTAAAATTACTATGCAAGAGTTAAAGGAAAAAGCGACTGCTACCTTAAAAGAAAAAGGAGTAGATCCTTCTGAGCATAATTTAAAGTTAGTTTTAAGAGGAAATGCAGACGAAACTTTAGAAGCTATAGACTTACTAGCTAATAGCTTAGCAGATCAAAAGAAAGTATTATCACAATCAGAACCACCTAAGACAAGCGGTGGATTTGGTAAGAGTGATGATAAAGAAAATTTAAGCGTATTTGATAAGGCAAAAATAACAGGATTTTAAATTAAAAAGGAGAGATAATTATGCCACAAGCATTTAATCCAGCTAATGTTATGTTAGCAGATAGTTTAGGAAAAGAAATATCAGCACAACCATTCACAGATGAGTTTTTAAAACAGTTAGTAGCAACATCTAAGGTAGTTCAATTAGGTCAACGTGTAGAAATGGGCAATCAAAGAATAGTTAAAAAATCTATGGGAATAGGTGAATTATCTGATGCTTACTTTGTAGGTGAAGGAGAAAAAATAGGCACAGCTAATGTAGCAGGTACTGACTATACTCTTGAATCTAAGAAAATAGCAGTTATTCTTCCAGTTACAGAAGAATTTTTAACTTATACTTGGAAAGAATATTTTAATCAAGTAGTTCCATTGATAGTAGATAAGTTTAATAAAAAAATAGATGGAGCAGCTTTCTTAGGACTTCATGGCGATGTATTTGGTTCTAATGTTTTAAGTGCTGCTGAAACAGCTACTAATGTAATAGAAGGAGATTTAATAACAGATAATATCTATGACTTAGAAGCATTAACAGAAAGTCAACCTAACGCATTTTTAGGACATAGAGATATAAACAGACAATTAAGAGGTTTAGTTGATGGTACTGGTACTAACACAGAATTTATCTTTGATAGACCTAAAACTCCAGTAGCAAATGGAGCACTTGATGGATTACCATACGCACAATTACAATTAGCAAATGGAGAAACTTATCCAGCAGGTACTTTAATAACTGGTAACTTTAATTCTTTAAGATATGGTGTACCAAATGGCACTTCTTTAAGACTTAAGATAGCAGACCAAGCTACATTATCTAAGATACAAAATACTAGCCCTGATTCTGGCGATGTTCATTTATTTGAACAGGATATGCAAGCTTTAAGAGCAATATTTGAAATAGCAGTTGCAGTTCCTAAAGGTGAAGATTTTGCAGTGTTAAAGCCAGTAGGAGTATAGGAGGGTTAAACTATGGCTTATATAACTAAATATTCTATTATAGATAAGCAAGATAATAATAGATATTATAAAAAAGGAGAAGAATATCCTTATAAGAATGCTAAAGTATCAAAAGAAAGGATACAAGAATTATTAGATAATGGCCACATTGAAGAAGTAGGCACTAAAGAGGTTGTAGGAAATAAAAAACAACCTCTTAAAGAATATACAGTAGCTCAATTAAAAGACATGGCCAAAGAAAGAAAATTAGAAGGATATTCTGATTTAAAGAAAGCTGAATTAGTAGAGTTGCTAGAAAAGGAGTGATTCTATGGCTATTGTAATATCTGATATGGTAGAAGAGGTTAAACTCTACAAAGGGATTGTGGATTCAGTCCAGGATCCCTTATTAATTTTAATAGTATCTGAAAGCATGAAAAGAATATTAATTCATATTAATTCTAGAAAAGCTAATAAACTAAATGAAATTCCTGAAGAATTAGATTTTATTGTAAGGGATGTATCTATAAAAAGATTTAATAAAATTGATTCAGAAGGTACAAATTCTAATTCTCAAGAAGGATTAACTTTAAACTGGGAAAAAGGCTATTTAGATGAGTATGAGTATATATTAGCAGGATACTATGATAATGAAGAAGAAGGTCGCAAAGGCTCTATAAAGTTTATATAGAGGGTGATTAGATGATATATAACGATAGAGTAACTATAATAAAAGATGTAATAGGAGAAGGATTCTTAGGTGATGAAGTGTTAGAAGAAAAAGAGTTTATAATGCCTTGTCAAAGAGGTAGGTTAACTAATAATGAGCAGATAGGTATATTTGGGCAATATAACTTATCTGCTTTTAAACTTCATATACAAGGGATACACAAGGATATAAAAGAATTAGAGTATAAAGGTATAAGAAGGTCTGTTCAAGGTTCTATGATACACAAAAACACTACTGTAGTGATAGTACAATGAATGTAGAATATAACTTAAAAGGTTTAAATAAATTTATAAAAGAAGTACAAAGTAAACCTAGACAAGTACAATCTATGGTAGATAAAGAACTTAATAGATCATCACTAAGAGTGGAAACAAGAGCAAGAGAATATGCTCCATTTGATACTGGTTTCATGAGTCTTAATATTTATTCACTAAAGACTGGATTTTTAAGCTATGAAGTAGTATCCCCAGCAGAATACAGTATATTTCAAGAACTAGGTACTCGGTATATGCCTGCTCAACCTTTTATGTATCCTTCATTAGAAGAAGAATTTCCGATATTAATGAATAGACTTAAAAGAATAATGAGGTGATGGTGATTTATTCAGAAATGACATTATTTATAAAAGAAATATCAGAAAAGCTAAAAATATTAGATATGCCTGTACTGTTTAAATTGCCAGAACCTTCATTTAGAGAACCTTTTATAGTTGTAGGCTCTCATAGTTCTACAAGTGACTATAGGACAGCTAAAATAGGTAATCTAATAGAAGATACAACACTAAATATAGATATATTCTTGTCTAATGATAGCAGAACAAAGGCAGAGGAAATAAGAAGTAAAGCAGTTAGAATTATAGGTAGAAGAGAAGGAGTAGATAGTACTTTGCTACTAGATAAATCTATAGGTAGAGAAGTCTATCATATTCCAATTAGAATAAAAGAAATTATAGTGTAAAGGAGAGATAATTATGGCAATTAATAAGACAACTGGTAAGCCTGTAAAAGGAAATAGAGTTTGGTATTTTATTCAAGGTGTAGATGAACCTGTAGGCAGTGAAGCAACTCTTCCAGCTTATCAAACAGATGGGGGTATGTCTTTAGGTGGCGAAACAATAGATGAACAAACAAAAATGGGTAGAATATTAGAAAAATCTACAGATGAACATAGTGTAGAATTAACTCAATATTTTGTAGCAAATGATCCTTCACAACAAATAGTTGAAGATGCTCAGATATCTGGCAAGAGTGTTAAGGTATGGAGGGTAATTGTTGATGAATCAGCAGCAGAGGGAGAAACTCCATCAAGAACTTATCCAGCTCATTTTGGATATGGCAAAGTAGATTCATTAGAAACTACAGAAGGAGAAGGATTTGTAGAAGTATCATATACTCTTAATATAGTTGGATCACTAAAAAGAGGGATGTTCCCTCTTACAGATGAAGAAGTAGCTATGATAGAAGCAATTTATGAGTATCAAAATCCTGGAGAAACAACAGGCGATTTTGATAATATTGATGATGGAACAACTGGATCATAAAACAAATTATAGAGGGGCATAAGCTCCTCTTATTTTTTTATAAAAAAGGAGAGATAACATGGCATTTATTATTAATGTAAAGAATAATCCACTAGAAATTAAATTTAATTATAGGATGATGTTTAAAGCTAATAAAGAATTAGGTTCTTTCAATGAAGATACAGGTAAAAATAATGAAGATGGTGCAAGTCAATTATTTATGAATATTATGAATCAAGATGATACAGCAATATTTGAATTGATTAGATTGGCTGGCAGCAATAAAAGTAAATTTACAGAAAATGATATATTCACTGCAATAGAAGAAAAGTTAGAAGAATATATAAGTGAAGATAAGTCAGAAGCTGAAGCTTATGATGCTTTATTTAATGACATAAAAGAAGAGATGCTAGATAGTGGTTTTTTTATGAGAAAGCTAGAAAATCAGATAGAGAACATGGAAAAAGGGAAAAAGATTCTAGCAGAAAGAGAAGACAAGGAGTCACAATCTCAAGCGAAGGCAATAGAAGATCTTATAACTTCAATCAAGAGCGAAATCTCATAAGAGATTGTGCAAGACATGGATTTACTGATATTGATTTAATAATGAATTGTTATAAATGGGAACTTGAATCTATATTAGAAGGTTTAAGCCTTAAAAATATAGATGAAAGAGAAGATCTAGCAGAACTTGCAATCAATATGAGATATACAATGCACGCTAAAAAGGTAAGTCTTAAAAAAATGTTTGATAAAAGAAAAGAAGAAAACAAAGTTATTAATTTATTTAATAAACAAAACAATAAAAATGATGATAAAAAAGAACTAGCAAAAAGAATACAATTAGCTAATGAACATTTTAAAAACAAAAATAAAAAATAAGGTGGTGAGAATATGGCAATGGATGGTTCTGTAAGAGCTACTATAGGTGCTGATATAGGAGATTATAAAAAGGCAATGGATCAAGTAGCTGGACTAACAACAAATGCTTTTAATGCTGCTAAGAAAGCAAGTGAAGCTGGTGGTAATGGAATGATGAGAGCAGTAAAAAGTGCTTTAGCTGCTTTAAATAGTTTAGTACCTAGTCAAATGAGAGTTTTTTCAAACAATCTATTATCTGGTTTTAATAAAGCTGGTGGGTTAGCACAAATGTCTATTGCAAGAATTGCTGAAAAGATACCTAAGCCCTTTAGAGAATCCTTTAAGTTAGCTGCTCATTATGCGAGTGAAGGAATGAAAAAAACTAGCTCTGCTATTAATAGTGGATTATCCAAAATAAAAAGCAAAGTAGGTTCTGGTATTGAGAAGCCTTTCTCTTCTGCTTTTACTGGGATTTCAAATGCTTCAAGCAAATTAGGAAAAAGTATAAGTGGAACTTTTGAAAGTATTGCTAATACAATTGGATCATCAGCAAGATATGTGCCTACTCAGTGGCAAAGTTCTATGCTTAGATTATCAAGTAATGTTAGGAGTACAGCAAAAAATATAGATAATGCTTTCTTAGGGTTTTCAATGTCAATGGGGCGTGCAAGTTTAAATGGTACAAATTCATTTATAAATGGATTAAGAGGCATGGTATCTGGTGTATCATCTACAGTAAATAATATAGCTAATAGATTTAATCCACTTATAAGAGTAGTAGCAAATACAGCTAATGGAATGAGCAGAGCCTTTGGTAATGGTATGACTAGTATGGGAAGAAGTGCTACAAGTACATTAAATGGTATAAGTCGTAGATTTGCTAGTGCTAATAATGGAGCAAATAGTCTTGCGGGTGGATTTAGACAACTTGCTGGGGCAATTGGTTTAGTTGCTATTGCAAGTAAAGCTTTAAATATATTAACTAGTTCAATGGATGGAGCACTAAGCAGATATGATGCATTAAATCAATTCCCACGAGTTATGAAAATGTGGGGATATAGTGCTGAGGAAGCTTCAAGAGCATCTAAAAAAATGGTAGATGGAATAGATGGACTACCTACCAAACTAGAAGATATAACTGGTAATGTACAAAGATTAACTGTAGTAACAGGTGATTTAGATAAGTCTACAGATGCAGCAATTGCTCTTAATAATGCATTTTTAGCAAGTGGCTCTAGTGCAGCAGATGCAAGCAGAGGTACTCAACAATATATTCAAATGCTATCCACTGGTAAAGTTGACATGATGAGTTGGAGAACACTACAGGAAAGTATGCCAGGTGCTTTAATGCAGACAGCAAAGGCTTTTGGATACACTGGTAAAAGTGCTCAAGATGATTTTTATAATGCTTTAAAAAATGGAGAAATAACATTTGATGAATTTCAAGATAAATTAATAGAATTAAACGAAGGAACAGAAGGCTTTGCAGAGCAGGCTAAAAGAGCTACTAGTGGTATTAAAACTTCTTTCAAAAATTTAAAAACAGCAGTTGAAAGAAACATGGAAGGTATTGTAAGGGCTATAGATGAAGATTTAGAAGCTAGAGGACTTAAAAGCATAGCTGAAACACTAAATGGATTTAAAGAAAATATTAACCGAGCAGGAGAAGCAGTACAAAAAGTAATCCCGACAATAATAGATGGCTTTAGCCAAATGGGAGCTATAAATTTAGTGGCATTAATGGCTCTACCTACAGCTATAGGGATGATAGGTACTTTAGGGGTAGCTATAGGTGGACTTGGCAGCCTTGCAGTTGGTGCAAGTGGAGCTATAGGAATGGCCTTTGGTGGAGTTAGTACAATTCTATCAACATTAGGTGCTCTAGTAACTGGTTTTGGTGCTACTATGACTACAGTTGCGGGAGTCGGAGTGTCTGCCTTAGGTGGTATGACTCAGGCTATTGTGAGTTTAGCGGGAATTGCATTATCTGCTATAGGCCCTGCTGCAATATTAGGATTAGTGGTTGCAGGACTTGGAATAATAAATAATGCTTTTGGAGACCAAATAAGCACTATGCTAGTGATTGCAAGAGATAAAGGGCCAGAAGTAATATCTAATTTTGTGCAAGGAATAGTGTCGGCGTTACCACAACTATTAGAAAGTGGTACACAACTTATCACACAGTTATCTAAAGCTATTACATCTAACTTACCAACTATATTTCAATCAGCTATAGCTATAATACAATCTTTAGTTGGTGGAATAGGACAAAATCTACCTTCATTAATTCAATCTGCATTAATGGTAGTTTCAACTTTAGCGAGTGGGATATTATCAGCTATACCTCAATTAATTACTATAGGGATGAATTTATTATTAAGCTTAGTTCAAGGAATCATACAAAACATTCCTTTAATAGTATCATCGGCACAAAATATATTAATGAGCTTTGTCAATTCAGTTATAGCAAATCTTCCTGGCATTATATCAACAGGAATAAATATAATTTTAAGTTTAATTCAAGGCATTACAGAAATGTTACCTCAAATGTTGCCAGTTGCCTTAAATGCTATAATGACACTTGTACAAGGTATTATGGCTAATATACCTCTATTACTTAATGGAGCAGTTCAAATAGTACAAAGTCTAGTTAATTTTATAGTACAAAATTTACCCATGATATTAAATGCAGCTATTCAGCTTATAATGGCTCTAGTAAATGGAATAATGCAGAATCTACCACAAATAATAGTGGCAGGTACTCAAATTATATTAAGTCTAATACAAGGTATAATTCAGTTATTACCACAAATTATATCAGCAGGATTAAATTTAGTCGTTCAATTAGTATCAGGAATAGCTCAAAATTTGCCTCTTATAATTACAGCTGGTATACAAATGATTATTCAATTTATAACTGGAATAGTTGGAATGATACCAGAAATAGTACAAGCTGGATTTGATTTAATAGCAGGACTTGGAAAAGGTATATTAGAAGCAATACCAAATGTTTTAAGTGGAGCTTGGGAAGGTGTAAAGAGTGGATTTAGTAGTATGTGGGACTTTGTTACTGGAAAAGGTGATGAAGGAAAATCTAAAACTACTAATCAATTTAGTGAATTAAATACTAATGCTACAAATTCTACAGCACAAATGGCTACAAATGTAGGTAATAATGCAAATAGTGCTACTAGTGCTCTATCTACAGCTAGTACAACAGCTCAACAAGTAGGTAGTAGTAATTATTCTAACTTATCTTCAAATGTATCAAGTTCTATGAGTGGAATGACAAGCAATGTTTCAAAACAATCTAGTAGTCAATTATCTAGTGTATCATCTAATACAAGTAAATTATCAGGCCTAGGAAGTAATAATTATAGTAGTATGGCTGGCAATGTTAATTCATCATTAAAAAGTATGACTAGTAATGTAGGTAGTCAAACAGGCTCACAATTATCTACTGTTCAAAGCAATTTATCAGGTGCAAATAAAAAAGGTAGTAATGAATATCAAGTAATGTCTAAAAATGCCACTAGTTCACTTTCTAGCATGACTAATAATGTTACAAGTGAAATGTCAGCTCAACAAAATGCTATAAGTAATAGTGCTACTTCTACAAATAAGGAAGTAACACAGTCCTATAAGCAGATGGAGCAAACTATAAAATCATCATTTACTAATATAGGCAATATTTCAAAGCAAAGTTTAACTCAAATGTCTAATGGAATTAAACAATCATTTACACAAATTTCTAATACTATAAAAATGTCAATGAATCAAATGAAGAATATAACTAAATCTAGTTTAGTTTCAATGAATAATATGTTTAAATCTTCAATGAGTTCTATGACTAATATGACAAGAAGTCAAATGAGTGCAGCAAGAAGTATAGTATCATCTCAAATGAATAGTATGATTTCAATAATGAGAAGTGCTTCAAGTCGAGCAAGGTCAGCAGGAGTAAATGTTGGTGCAGGATTTAGAAGTGGACTTGCTTCACAAACTGGATCTATTGTAGGAACAGCTAGAAGTATAGCAAATAGAGTAACTTCTACAATTAGAAGAGCTTTATCAATTCATTCACCTTCTAGAGTTATGAAAGATTTAGGCTCAAATACTGGTGAGGGATTTGTTATAGGACTAGATAATTGGATAGGTAAAGCTGCTAATACAGCTAATAGTTTAGCAAATGCTTTAACAAGCGATAATTATACAATGAATGCAGCTATCGCTACTAGTGCAAGTATAGAGAGTAGTGGAGTATCTTCAAGATTAGACAATCTAAGTGATGAAGTTAGAAATTCAGAAAGATATGATCCACAATTTGAGGTACACAATGAAATAGTAGGAGATAAAATCTATACTTATGTAAAACAAAAAGATGCAAGAAAAGAAAATAAAGATGAATTTTTTAAATAGAAGGATGTGATTTAAATAGATTTATTAATCACTAAAAATAATAAAAATATAACACTATCAGATTTAGGATTAGAAGTATTAGATGTAGATTACAGTTCTGTTAATTTGGATGTAAACAGAAGAGTTGTAAAAGGCAGAAGTGGATATATTCACTCTGGCACTAGATATGATAGTAAAAAAATAAAGGCTACTGGCAAAATTAAAGCCAGTAGCCTCAGTAATTATCATGTTTTAAAAGACAAATTGAATGGTATTTTAGTTGATGCAGAACCTTATTATATTACTCCTTTAATAAATTCTGATGATGATTTATATAATTTTGAATTACCTGGTGAAAGTATAGGAGAAATTGACTATAAGGGTGAATTTAACGAAAGCATAGGATATAGATTTAAAGTAGTATGTGAAAGTGGTTTAGATATTAGTTTCATAGGGAAATATAGTCAAGGTTTGATATTTAATTTTTATATTGACTTTATAACAGCAGAATTACCCTTTGGAGAAACTATACCTAAGACCTTAGATATAACAAGTAAATCATTTTTATATAGAGGTACAGCTATTAATAGTCAGCTAGAGTATCCTTGGCAATTAAAATTAACTTCTAATGCAGTTCAACCTGGAAATTTCAATATTAATTTAGATGGAAGAATATTTGTCTATAATTCAGATATTCAGATTGTTGAAGGTGATGAATTCATTATAGGAGCCTTAGAGACTACTAAGAATGGTGAAACGGTGACAGAGTATACAAACTATGAGTACTTAGAATTAAAGCCTTTAAACGAAGAAATAAACACACTTGTAACAGAATTTCAAGGCAAAATAGAAATATTAAACTATGTTGAACTTTATAAGTAAGGGGGTGATTTGATGATTAGCTTTATAGATGAAAAAGGGAAAAGACATGGAGCTTTAGCAGAGATAAAAAGAAAGAAAGCAGTAAATGGTGAAAAATCTATTGAAGGAATAATCTACAATAATAAAAATGTAATAGATAACATAGATATTGGCTGGAAGATACTATTTGAAGGTGAAAAATATGTTATAACTTATGCTTTGCCTGTAGACAATGGCAATACTGTAGAAATTCAATTTGATGCAGTTCATGAGTTCTTCTATGATTTTTTAAAGAGTTCTATTTATACAACTTTAAATGGATCTAATACTATGAGAGCATACTTAGATTTCATATTTAAAGATAGTGGCTATTCTTATTTGTTAGATAATCAAGTTCCTGCTATAGAAAAACAAAACTTTGGAATGGCAAGCAGAATATCTCTTTTTAATAACATTATTAAGAGTACGGGGGCAGAATTTTTGGTGAATGGTCGAGTAGTAAGAATAATGTATAAAGTAGGAAGAGATTTATCTACAGTAGTTAGGAAAGGATTGAATTTACAAGATATTAAAATAGAAAAGAATATAAAAGACTTCATAACCTATAGAAAGGGTTTTGGAGCTTTTATAGACCCTGAAAATGAAAGTTTAGGCAGGCTTGAAGTAGAATATGAAAGTCCTTTAGCAGCTATATATGGCAGATTAGAAGGTGAACCTCTAGTAGATGAAAGATATACAGTTGAGCAAAATCTATATGACGTACTAGAAAAAAGTGTAGAGAACTCTTATGATATATCAGTTCATTTGACAATGGAAGATTTAACTAAGGCTGGATATGAGTATGAACAACCTCAAGAAGGCGACTATATTATGGTTATCAATGAGGATATAGGATTTAAGAGAAAAGTTAGAATCATATCTTATGAATCTGAATTTGACTCTACTGGTAAATTAATAGATCATCAAGTTACTTGTAATTCAGTTGGCTTAATACAATCTAAAAACGATAGTAAATTTGATAACATATATAAAGAAATAGAAAAAATAGAAAAAAGTATTGATTTTGTATATATAGCTGCTAATGGTAAAAACATGATTTATAAAGGACCTACAGAGCCTACAGGTGAAGATTTAGTAATTAATGATATGTGGTATAAACCAGTTGGTAATGGTGAATATGAAATGAGAATATGGACTGGTGCATACTGGGAAAAAATTGTAGTTGAAGATGCTAGATTTAAAAATTTAGATGCAAGCAATATCACTACAGGTAGCATAAGAGGTCCAAATTTTGAACTTGATTTAGTTAATGATTTTATATTGATGGGTAAAAGTTATCCAGATGATTATAAACTATATTTTGATAAAAATACTTTTAGTATGAAACTTAGCAGTGGTAAAACCATAGAAGAAGAAGTAAGCGACAATGTAGATAATGCTATACAAAATGCTCCAATATACACATGGATTAAATATAGCCAAAATCCTGATGGCTCTAATATGACAGATAACCCGACTAATGCTAAGTATATAGGTATAGCAGAAGGGAAAACAAGTTCTACAGCTTCTAATATAGCTAGTCATTACAAGTGGACTAAAATAGCTGGGGAAGATGGAAAAGATGGAATAGGCATAAAAGGTGAAAAAGGTGATGATGGTAAGACCTCTTATGTTCATATAAAATACTCCAATGATGGTGGGCAATCATTTACTGGAAATGGTGGAGAAGATGTTGGAAGTTGGTTGGGAACTTATACAGATTTTACACAAGCAGATAGTACAAGTTTGAGCAAATATACTTGGGCTAAAATAGAAGGTGAGCAAGGACCTCAAGGACCACAAGGTGCAACAGGAGAAAGGGGACCAAAAGGTGATATTGGTGTAAGTGTAGATTCTATCACTGAATATTATCTTGCAACAAGCTCTAGTTCTGGAGTTACTACTGGAACATCGGGTTGGGAAACTACAATACAATCTATGACCGCAACTAAAAAATATCTTTGGAACTATGAAGAAATTAATTTTAGTGATGGAACTAGCGATAATACGATTCCAGTAATTATCGGGGTTTATGGTGATAAGGGAGATACAGGATCTACTGGTTCTACAGGAGCTACTGGAAGAAGTATCACTGGAATAACAGAGCATTACTTGGCTTCAAGCTCTGCTAGTGGTGTCACTAGAAGTACTTCCGGTTGGGACACAACAATGCAAAAGACTACACCAACAAATAAATATTTGTGGAACTATGAAGAGGTAACGTGGAGTAGTGGTACAACACCTACTTATGTTGAGCCTATCATAATTGGTATACATGGCGACAAAGGAGATACAGGTTCTATAGGACCTCGAGGACCGCAAGGTGCAACGGGAGAACGTGGGCCCAAAGGTGATACAGGAACAAGCGTTTCATCTATAACCGAATATTACCTTGCAACATCCTCTAGTTCTGGAGTTACTACTGGGACATCGGGTTGGGAAACAACGATACAACCCATGACCGCAACTAAAAAATATCTTTGGAACTATGAAAAGATTAATTTTAGTGATGGAAATAGTGATAATACAATCCCTGTAATTATTGGCGTCTATGGTGATAAGGGAAATACAGGTTCTACAGGAGCTACAGGAGCTACTGGAAGAAGTATTACCGGAATTACTGAATATTATCTAGCAACAAGTCTATCTAGTGGAATTACTAGAGGAAGTGATGGCTGGACTACAACGATGCAAAAAACAACTCCAACTAAAAAATACCTATGGAACTATGAAAAGGTAACATGGTCTTCTGGTACAACACCTACTTATATTGAGCCTATTATAATCGGTATTCATGGGGATAAAGGAGATACTGGTGGCACTGGACCTAAAGGTGATAATGGTCCACAAGGACCTCAAGGTATTCAAGGTATACAAGGACCTAAAGGAACGAATGGTGTATCTCAATATGTCCATATCCAATATTCTGCTAATAGTAGTGGTAGTCCAATGACACCTACACCGCAGTCTAATACAGCTTATATTGGTATGGTCACAACGACAAGCAGTACACCACCGACAAGCTATACATTATACGAATGGAGTTTATTTAAGGGTCCTAAAGGGGCTACAGGGGCTACAGGTGATACAGGTCCTAAAGGTAGCACTGGTTCTCGAGGTCCACAAGGTATTGAAGGCCCTAAAGGTGATGATGGTCAAACGACATATACTTGGGTTAGATATGCTGATGATGAAAACGGTAGTAACATGAGCCAATATCCAGAAGGTAAGCGTTATGTAGGTATGGCTTTCAATAAAAACACAGAAACAGAAAGTAGTACAGCTAGTGATTATAATTGGAGTCCACTGTATGACAATGTTAAAGTTGGTGGAAGGAACTTGTTTTCAGATAGTTCAATCTTAAAAGGTAGTTGGCACAAAACGAATGGAATCCCTTCTAGTGTTATAGTTGATGATTATATGCACTATGATGTGACCTCGACACATTCTTCTCCACACTCATATCTCTGGAGCAATTTAGGAACGGGTGCGTTTGCGGTGGATATATTACCCGATACTGAGTATACCATATCGATGGAGATAAGAACGGATGCAATTGATGTCAGAGCAGGTTTCAGACAGGAACCTGGAAGCCTTGGTAGTCACTACCCCTATAAAAACGTTCCAATCAAAGATGAGTGGTTTACCTTGACTCACACATTTAAGATTGGAAGCGAAACTGGAGACAGATTTCTGTTTTTAGTAGGAGCTTTGGGAACAGGGACTACTTATATCGATATTAAAAATTGGAAGCTCGAAAAAGGCAACGTAGCTACAGATTGGACACCAGCGCCAGAAGATATTCAAAAAGAAATACAACAAGTACAGAATAATTTAGATGGCTTTCAAACTATAGTAAACACTACTTTTAAAGATGGAATAATAGAAGAAAGTGAAGCTAAGGCAATAGAAAAGTATGTAAATACTTTACAATCACAACAACAACAAATATATAAAACTCATCAAAGTATATATAATAATGAACATCTAGAAGGGACATATAAAGTAGAAGAAAATACAGCATATAACGCATATATAACTGCATTTAACAATTTAGTAGATTATATAAATAATGTTATATTAGATGAGAAAGTAACAGATAATGAAGCACATGAAGTAGATTTACGGTTTGATATTTATAAAGATAGAATATCAACATACCAAGAAAAATTAAACAATGCTCAAGAATTTATACAGGCGGAAATAAAAAGAAAAACAGAAGAATTTGCTCAAGAAAAAGCAGATGAAGTGCAAGGCACAGTAAATACTCAAATGGAAGAACTAACAGTAAACTTTACAAGTGATTTACAGGCAAGTGCTGAAAGTGTAATTAATACTATGAGATCAGAATATCAAAATGCAGATAATGAAGTAATAAAAGGTTATGAAAAGAAAATAGAAGAAACTGCTGAAACGTGGAGGTTATCATTTACAAGCTTGCAAAACGATATAAATGGAACCAATAATCAATTGAATGAGGTTACAACTTTCTTTGATTTTAGTGGGAATGGATTTGAAATAGGAAAATCAGATAGCAAAATTAAATTAAGATTAATGAATGATATATTAGCATTTACAGATAATGGAGTAGATTCTCAATGGTTTGATGCTCAAAATTCTTATATTAAAAAATTAATAGTTACCGAAGATGCTAAAATAGGAAATCATTTGTTTAAGAAAAATGGAGATAAGACTTTGATGCAATGGGCAGGAGGTGAAAATTAATGTTAAGTGGGGTAATAACAAATAATTTTAAAAACACTTGGAAATTAATAGCTGAGTGGACTGCTACACAAAACATAGAAAATAATTATAGTGAAGTAACAGTTAATTTTTATCTAACTGGAGATTATGCAATATATGCAAGCTCTACCAATAATGGATATATTACTATAGATGGTTCAAGATATAATTTTACACAAAATCCTTCTATAAGTGCTGGACAGAAAAAATTATTAAAAAGTGTAACTAAAAAAGTGTATCACGATAATGTGGGAGAAAAGACATTTAAAATATATGCAAGTTTTGATTTAAAGGTAACTCTTTCTGGAACTTATATAGGTACTAGACATGTAGAAGGTAATTTCAGACTAAATGATATACCTCGCTCATCTACAATGAGTGGAGTACCTACTCAATTTGATATTGATGAACCTTTTGGAGTAGGAGTTCAAAGAGCTGATGCATCTTTTACTCATAAAGTTAGTATGTATTTAGGTACAAAATATATAGGTGAGTGGGAAGGTGGACCTTCGATATCTGTTAGTTTAGATGCTACAAGACAAAACAGAATATATGAAGAAATACCTAACAATCTAAGTGCAACCATGACTTTAAAACTTGCTACATTTAAGGGTACAAAGCAGATTGGTGAGAGGACAGAAACTACAATAGTTGCGAAAGTACCTACAAACATAGCCCCTTATTTTTCTAGTATAGGGCATAGAGAAGATGCAACAGTTGTAATTAATTCAGGTATAGATTTATATATAAAAACTTTATCTAAAATTCGTATATGGTTTAGAGATGCAGTAGCAAATAAGTATGCTACTATAAAAAACTATGCAATACACATCAATGGTAAAAATTATATAGGTGATGCTATAACTACAGATATAATAAATAAAAGTGGAACACTTACTATAACAGCTACTGTAAAAGATAGTAGAAATAGAACTTTTACAAGGACTTTAGATATTACAGTTGCAGATTATGGACCACCAAACATTCAAAAAGTTACTCCAAAAAGATATGAAAATTCAAGCGGAACAGAAGATGGGATGGGAACATTTTTAGGAGTAGACATATTAGGTCAAGTTAGCAGTTTAAAAGTAGGAACTACTGAGAAAAATACATGTACTATAAAAATATATAAAAAGCCAAGAGATTACCCAACATGGTCTAGAATTTATAATAATTCTTGGGGCTTATCTATAATGAGCGTTTGGGGCTATTATTCGGGTTATATTATAGATAAAGCCTATGATATTAAAGTGGAAGTTTCAGATAAATTTAAAACTGTAGTTATAGATAGAATATTACCTACAGCTATAATAACAGGTGAGCTTGCAAAAACAGGAATGAGTATAGGTACAACCTACAGAGATGGAGAAGGAGTATTACAACTTGCATCACCCTATGGACAAAATAGCGAATTCCCACTTATAAATATGTCTGGTGGATATGTAATATACAGAGATAACACATCATTAGCAGGAGCTATATCTCGTGCTTGGTTAGAAACTCCCGACATGGGTGAAATAGTAATAGGACCACGTGCATCTGCTAATGTTATGAAACAATTTAGGGTTAGAGCAGAAAGACATAGTTTTGAAAATGGACCAATTTATCAATCAAGTTCATTTTACAATAAAAATGAAGATGGATATTGTAGAATGTTAAATGATTTTATAAAAGTTTGGGGAGAGGTTGTATATTCTGCTAGTGGAAATACAGGATATATAAGAGTTACTTTACCTATTACATTGCCAAATAATATTTATAATGTAGTAGCAACTCCAAAGTATCAAAGTGGGGCTCCTTTGGATGTAACGATAACACATCAGGCGACTTCTAAATCCGAAATAATATTTTATGTAAGAAGTTCGGGAGCGAAACCGACATCAGATTTCAGGATAAATTATCAAGTTTGGGGGGATTAAATGTATATTAAAATAGATGCAAAAGGCAATTATGAATTCTATGATAAAGAAATACATTCAAAAGAAATTATAGAACAATCTACAGAAATAGATGATAGTCTATATAGTTATCTATTAGAAAATAATGGTAAATTAGTATTTGACATAACAAAAGAAGAAATAATAAAAGAAAATTTTATTGCTAGAGTTTATGAAGATTTAGGTATAGTAGAAGAAAGGACAGAAGTAGAAAAATTAAAAGAAGAATTAGCAGCAACTCAAGCAGCAATGGATTTTTTGTTAATTAATAACATGTAAGGTGGTGAAAGGAGGTGGAAAACAATATGGCTGGATATTTAGCAATGAGAATATTAGGTGATCACTTAGATTATAAAATGGTATTTACTAAAGAAACTTTTAAACAATTTAAAGAGGATGTAGATACTATTTTAATATTAGAAGGAAGACAAGATTTAATAGTAGAGATATAAACACCTTCCTAGGTGTTATTTTTATATCCCTTTTTCCTTTTGATATGATATATTAGAGGAAAAGGGAGGGTAATATATGAATGGATTTAGTAAAGAGATGGCTAATTTTATAAGGGGTTGGGGGTTTCCAGAAATACTTCAAAAATGTAAAGAAGATATCGTGTTTAAATTTAATGATGAAGGACTCACTATGGTAACAGAAGATGGATATCATTGTAGAGATAGAGATGTGAAATTTTGTCTTTATAATAAAAAAACTAAGAAGGTTTTGTTTTCAATAGATTTTTTTATACCTGGAAATGCTCTTTCAAAGTTATCTAAGAAAAAAATGATAATAGAATTACTATATGTTCATGATGAAAAGTTAAGAAAGAAAGGAATTTCAACATATTATTTATGTAAACTTCAAAAATATGCAATTCATGAAAAAGTTGAATTCATACAAATAAATGCTAATGCAAACGCCAAAAACTTTAAGAACGATAGCAAAAATGATGCTTTAAGTCAGAAAAGGCTAGAGAGTTTTTACAATAAAATGGATACAATTGAAATGCCAATAATATTAATTTGATCTATAATCACATTGAACATATTTTTATATGTAAAAATTAAGAGAAGGATAATCCTTCTCTTTTCTTATGCGTTTTTATAGGAGGTGTAATATGGAAACATGTAATAAGGAAGATAGATTTAAGTCAATAGAAAATACACAGGAAAAGCATAGTATTGATATAGACAAACTAAAAGAAGAAGTATCTGTATTAAAAATAAATGATAGGGGTTTTCAAGAAATAGTAAAGAATTTAGAAAGAAACGTAGAAAAAATAGTAAAAGGACTTGATAAAGCAAAATGGTGGTTAGTAGGGGCTATAGCTACACCTATACTAGTTTCTATTATTTTAGCTCAAATAAATTTATAAGGAGGAATGTAGAATGGAACAAGTATTATTATTTGCAACAGTGTTAGCACCAGTTATATTAGCTTTAAATGAAGGGGTTAAAAAAACCATAAATTTACCTAAAAACTTATTGCCAGCAATAGGTTTATTTTTAGGCTTTATAGTAGGTGCGGCTGCATACCCTTTTACGAATATGGATCTAGTCTTAAGATTATGGGCTGGAGGTCTATCTGGACTATCTTCTGTAGGTTTATTCGAGTTAGGTAAATATAGAGAAGGTAATACTAAGGAGGGAAAATAATATGTTAGCAAAACATGTAGATTTAATTATAGATAGTGGCCATGGTGGAAAAGATAGTGGAGGAGGTTCTAATGAGCATTTCTTAGAAAAAAACTTCACTTTGAAAATGTCCCTGGAACAAAGACGTTTATTTAAAAAAGTTGGGATTAACCCTAAGATGACCAGAACTTCCGATAAGTATCTTGGTCCTAAAACAAGGACCAACTTAATAAAAAATTCTGGAGCAAAATATTGTATTTCTAATCATATAAACAGCTATACATCAAATGCTATAGGAGCAGAAGTTGCATATTCTATTTATTCAAATGGAAAGTGGGCAAAACTTACTCTTGATGAATTAGTTAAGCAAGGAGCATATAGGAGAAGGGTATTTACAAGAACTTATCCAGGTAATAAAAAACTAGATTATTATTATATGCACAGGGACACAGGTTCAGTTGAAACAATAATTATAGAATATGCTTTTGCATCAAACAAAAACGATACTCAGAAACTTATGAGAGATTGGAAAAAGTATGCTCTTGCTGTAGTAATAGCTTTTTGTAAATATGTTAATGTTGATTATAGTGCACTTGAAAAGTCAACTTCAAAACCATCTGAAAATGATTTCTATTTAAAGATAGGAATGAATGGATCAAAAGTTAAAGACCTTCAAGAAAACTTAATTAATCTTGGATTCTCAAGTTATCTAAAGCCATATGGTGCAGATTCTTATTATGGTGAAAAAACAAGAAAAGCTATCATTGAATTTCAGAAGAAGTATAATCTAGGAGTTGATGGAATAGCAGGGGTAGAAACACTTGGTAAAATAGATAGACTTATGAAACCGAAAGATTATAACAGGGTTATAGTTAATGGTAAACAAGTAGATGCATATTTGATAATAAATAATGCAATAGAAAGATATGAAGAAGAGGTTAAGAAAGCTAAGAAGAATGATAAGGTGGAAATATACTATATAGGTGAATAACATTAAATTAACCAGGACTGCTTGTCCTGGTCTTTTTTTATGTCAATTAATTTTATTTTTTATTTTATGATATAGATATAGAACTTCATCTAATTCTTCACTGATCTTTATTACTTCTGTTGTACTTATAAAATTATTTTTATGTAGTAGTTCATCTAATTGTTTTTTTAATGTTGCTATCTTACTTTCAACATTATCTAAATCTTCCATAATCCCCATATTCCTCCCCAAAAAATATTTATAAACGCTTTTTCTATTGTATTACAAAATTATTAATCATAAAATAGTAAATATGTACCAAGTATAATTATTAATTTGTCGTTTATTGTCATATGATTTATAGAGGATTTTTTAATTCTTTGTAGAATAATTAACTTTAAAGATAATAAATAGTTTCAGGGAGGTTAATATGGAAGATGTTACAAGTAACTTATTAGAATTAACAAAAGAATTTATAGAATTTGCAGAAAACTTATATGAAGAAGGAAGAATAGAAAAAGAAACTTACATAGAAATCACTAAAACTAAAAAAGAATTTATACATGATATACTACAACTAGGTTAAGGAGAAATCCTTAGCCTTATTTTTATGATAAAATGTACATTTTTTACTAATAGTAACACATACCTTTAGCTATGTAATACTATTAGTAAAATTAGTTCCTTTAATATACATGTTTAAGGTATTTCCATCCCATATAACCTTATCTACTAGTTTATGAATTAAACTTTGCTTTTCTTCAAAATCATAATCATCAATATCTTTAACTTCATTCATCAATTCTTTTTGTATTTCTAAATCTAATTTTTTCAATATATCTATTTCATTATTTTCATTTATTTGAAACAACTCATTTTCAAGAGACTTTATTTCAGAATCTATTATATCTATTTTTTCTAAGATATATTTAGAAGCAGCAGTATTATTTGAATTAGATATAGAGTCAACTAATTTTTCAATTTGATTTCTTTTATCTGCTATATCACTTTCAATCTGATTTTTTTTGTTTTTTCTTTTAATTTTATTCTCATCAAAGAAATCAATTTCACGTTCAACTTGCTTTTCTAGAGTATTATTTTTAAATGCTATTTCTTTCATACCTTGGACAATCTTTTTATCTGTCTTTATACCATTTAAATTAGCTTTGTTACATAAGCTGCCATGAGTCCTTTCTTTAAGCCTACATACATAATAGAAATACTTTATACTGCCGTCTTTATTTTTAGCAATATGACTTGCTTTCATCTTGGACCCGCAAGAACATTCAAGAAGGGGGGTGATGATACTGTTTTTACTTGTACCAGTTTTAATAGCTTTATGACTATTGTTTTTAATTATACTTTGTACATGAATCCAATCTTTAGATTTAATTCTACCTTTATGCTTTCCTATACCTACAAACCATTCTTCTTTATCTTTAGCAGTCCAAGTTTTAGAATCTCTTTTGGAGTATCCTATTAATCCGTTTTTGCCATTAAACTTTTCAGGAGAGGGAATAGTAGCATTAAGTTTATTAAAGTATTCATAGGCTAGATTATCAGCTATACAATAGACTGGATTTCTTAGAATATATGCTATTGTAGATTTATTAAAGAAAGTATTTTTCCTTTTAATATTATTTCTTATAAAATAACTTTCTACTTTTGAAAAACTTTGTAATTCTAAATATTTTTTATATATTAATGTAACTTTTTTCATTTCCTCTGATATTTCAATTAACATATATTCTTTTCTATTATCATTAGTTTTAATTTGCTTTGAGGTATAAGCATATGGTTTATTACCACCTAACCATTTACCATCAATGGCGAGTTTTTGCATATTATCTTTTATTCTTTCAGCTATTGTTTCACGTTCCAGCTGTGCAAAAACTGAAGATATATACATCATAGCTCTACCCATAGGAGTAGAAGTATCAAATTGTTCTCTTATAGATACAAAGGATATGTCATATTTGTTTAAGCTTTCAACTGTTTTGGAAAAGTCTAATACATTTCTACTAATTCTATCTAACCTATAGCATATTAATATATCAAACTTTTTATTTTTAGCATCTTGAAACATTTGTTTAAATTTAGGTCTATCTGTATTACCACCAGAAAAACCTTCATCTTCATATATTATGAATTCATCTACATTAAAATGTTTACTTGCATATTCTTTACACATTTCAACTTGATTTTTAATAGATTCACCTGTACCAGTAAATCTAGATTTTCTAGAATATATTGCAGCAGTAGTCATTAAATCACCTCATTTTAATTCTATTTTAACAGATAAATCATAAAATTCATAGTGGTTGACAAATAAACAAAATATATTCTTGAATTTGACATAAAGCAATTTAAATGATAAAATATTTTCAACAACATATTGTAAAGAGTTTAGGAGGAGATTATGAAAACGAATATAAATGCTCAAAATTTAATTAATAAAGAATATCCTATAAGATTAAGATCTAAATTTGTACCTATGGTAAGAAGGGCATACTCAGCAATAGATCAATTAATAACAGAAAATGAAGTACTAAATTGGAGTGTAGCAGATAATTTAGTAGGCAATTTAATTAATACTGCTGTAGAATTTGAATTTAAAAGAATGATAGATAAAGGAGATTTAAAATTAGAATACAATGTAAGTTTTAATAAAAGAAAAAATCATAAACATATAGAGCTAATAAGTCAAAATACAATATCTACAATAAGTCAAGTTAAAAACAAATATTCCGTTCCTAGAAAAGCAATTTTCAGAAATAATTTAAGTTGTTCTAATCAATTAATGTTTGATATATATGACAACTCTTTGAATTTTAAGGAAAGCCCAAAATATATATTATTGACTCATGGAGGTAAAAATGGCAATGTAGATTTTTTAAACTTAGGTATGCCACAACCTTATAATAAGGGGTGGATTTATTGTTTTGATTTATTTAGTGAATTTGAGCAAATATCTAATGAACAATATGAAGCACAAAATAATGAAGAAGAGATAGTTGAATTAAAAGATAATATTAGATTAGAGGTGTTAAAAGGTGGCAGAAAAAAATAAAAACATAATAAACCCTTTAAAATTAAAAGAAGCTAGAGTAGCTAGAGGTTACTCCATGCAAGATTTAGCAGAATTAGTTAATGTTACAAGGCAATCTATATCTCAATATGAGTTAGGCAATTCTATTCCTAGTGGTTCTGTGTTTAAAGAAATAGTAGAAAGATTAGGATTTCCATTGACTTTTTATTATAAAAAGAATTATGAAAATGAACTGCAAACTGCAATTTTTTTTAGAAGTTTGAGAAGTACTACAAAAAAATCTAGAGATATGGTAGCTTGGCGTATAAATTGGATACAAGATATCTATGAATACCTAAGTCAATATATTAAATTCCCAGAATTTGATATGCCTGATTTTAGTAATAATTTGCATGAAGAAAATTTGAGCTTAAAAACTATAGAAGATGTAGCATTATCATTAAGAAAATATTGGGGATTAGGAGATGCACCAATAAATAATCTAACACTATTTTTAGAAAAAAAAGGGTTCGTAATATCTAGAATAAAATTAAACGAGGATAAAATTGATGCTTTTTCTAATTTGAGAAATGGTAGACCTTTCATTTTTTTAGGTACAGATAAAGAATCAGCAGTTAGATCTAGATTTGATATAGCACATGAATTAGGGCATATAATATTGCATAATCATATAGAACAAGATGATTTAAGGGATAGTAAAATTTTAAAAAAAGTTGAAAAAGAAGCTAATTTATTTGCTGGTTCATTTTTGCTTCCTAAAGAAAAATTTGTCAAAGAAGTGATGTCAACTTCTTTAGAACATTTTATTCCATTAAAACGAAGATGGAAAGTTTCAATAGCTGCTATGATTTATAGATGTTCAACACTTGAAATATTTACTGACAATCAGATATTGTACTTAAATAAGCAGCTTTCTTTCAAAAAAATGAGAAGAAGAGAACCCTTAGATGATATTTTAAATATAGAAGAGCCTTCAGCTCTTAAGCAAGCAATTAATTTATTACTAGATAATGATATTAAGCAAGGATACGATTT